GGTGTTGACACGGGTCTTCACGACCTGAACAAGATCACGAACGGATGGCAGCCGGGAAACTTGGTGATAATAGCGGCTAGGCCCTCCATGGGAAAGGCTCTAAGGATGGATGCCAAGGTATTGACACCTTCTGGATGGAAACTGAACAAGGATCTTGCGATAGGCGACCAAGTTTGCTCCGTAGACGGGGCTGAATCACGTGTGACCGGCATATTCCCGCAAGGACATGTCAAGACATACATGGTCGAGTTCTCGGACGGTCGCAAGATCGAATGCTGTGGCAGCCACTTGTGGAGCGTAATATCTTCCAAGTTCAACGCCAAGGCCGAAAGGGTCGTATCTACCCTAGAGCTTATGGACTTGATAAGCAAGGAAAGATATTCCGGCAGAATAAGCATTCCTCTTTTCTCCGGGATATTCGGAGAAAAGAAAGATTTCGTGATCCACCCATATCTCATGGGAGTCTTGCTAGGAGATGGAGTCTTGAGCAAGGGGGTTAGCTGGTGCAAGCCGGACAAGTTCATCGCTGATAAGATCCAAGGTATGGTCGACTACGATGTTATCGTGTCGGATGATCGCTTCCTAGTGACCAACAAGGAGAACAGGAAGGTCAATAAATACCTGTCAGAGCTAAAGAGCCTAGGATTGTTGAATGTCCATTCCTACGAGAAGTTCATCCCGGACATGTACATTGACGCATGCAGGGATCAAAGGGTTGAGCTGTTGAACGGTCTTCTCGATACAGACGGGGATATAGACAAGAATGGGGCTATATGCTACAACACCACGAGCGCTAAATTGGCGAGAGGCGTACAAACACTTTGCTGGTCTTTAGGATATAAATGTTCCTTGAGAGAAAGACGCTCATTCCTTTATGGCGAGCGGAAAAGGAACAGTTTCAGGCTCGTGATCGTAGCGGACAATCCTAGGGAATGCTTCACGCTCCCAAGGAAATTCAACAGAGTGAGGCCAGACCGGAGGAACAAACCTTTGACCGTGATGTCCGTGACACCGACCAACCGCAGGGTTGAATGCCAGTGCATATCGGTATCGCATGAGAAGGCCTTGTACATAACGGATGACTACATAGTCACCCACAATACCGCCGTGATGCTTCACTTGGCCAAATCGGCGGCAAAATCCAACACGCCCGTGGCTATATTCTCGCTTGAAATGTCCGACATAAGCTTGGCTAACAGGCTGATCCTATCCGAGTGCGACGTAGATCCGGAACGGTTCAAGTCCGGGTATATGACAAACGAGGAGATTAACAAGGTAGAGACGGCAGTGAATGAGCTTTGGAGACTTCCGATCTACGTCGATGACAACCCGTGCGTGACGATGGACTATATCCGGTCACGATGTAAAATACTGAAGAAACAAGGCAAGTGCGGGATAATCATGGCCGACTATCTCCAATTGGCGGAGAGCGGTGAACGGGAAGGAAGCCGTGAACGTGAGGTAGCGAAGATGTCCAGAACCGCCAAGATCACGGCGAAGGAGTTAAAGGTTCCCTTCTTGCTCTTATCCCAATTGAACAGGGGGAACGAGGCCAGACCGGACAAGAAACCCCTCCTATCCGATCTTAGGGAATCCGGGGCTATCGAGCAAGACGCTGATATCGTAATGTTCATTCATAGACCGGAGTATTACAAGATCGAGGTCAAGGACAAGAACGGTAACGTAGAACGCAATTACGGAGAGTTGATCGTGGCCAAGAATAGAGATGGGGCCACGGGATTAGTGAAATTTAAGCATAATGACGGCATGACCAAGTTCTACGATTACGGGAGTTGTGACAAGGACATGCCATTTTAAAAAACAGATCATGGAAATAATCAACAGACTGAAGAACACCCCTACCAGTTTGATCGTGTTGGTAGGAGACATGAAAATTATCGTGGAAAAGTACAGGCCGTACTACAACGGCCAGAACAAGATCCCGTGCAGGGGATGCGTCTTCCGGGACGAAGGAGCGAGATTCTGCGAGTACTCATCTGCTTGCATGGCCCATCTGAGGCCGGATCATGAGAGCGTGGTGTTCGCTAAAACAAATAAGGTTTAATCATTCATCATAGTTGAAAGATGCATTCATCTATGATGAGAGTAATAAAAATAATTACAGCAATGGAAAAAGAAACTATAAAGAACAAAGTATTTGAGATCATAAAGAGTAAACTTTTTCACAAAGATACGCCACTTACGATGGAATCAAAGCTAGAGGATGATCTATGGATGGACAGTCTTGACGAGGTAGAGCTACTTATGGAATTAGAGAAAGAGTTTGGCATATCGATCCCTGATGATGATCCCGGACGATGCCTTACCGTAAAGGACGTTGTTGATTATATAATCCGGAGGATGGAAGAATGAGACAATACAACGATTGGGAAGAGATAGACAAGGACACGAACGGCCTTGTCACCTCGCTAACCTACATGGTGCTTTTCTTGAACGACCAAGTGTATAACTACACGGTATCGCTCATGGAGACCATAAGGAATAGCGAGCACTACAGGCATAACGCCAAACGGACGGCCAACGCTATCGAGAGGGGGATAAACGCTTATAACACGAACATCTTCCGGATAGCCAAGGCCAACAAGGAGGCGTTCGCCGAGATAACGCAAAGCATGGAGGAGGACGTACAGCCTCATATAGACCGGTATTACTACACGATCAGCCAGATATTGCTGGATCACGGGGTATCCGGTTCGGCGAACAGGATAGCATCCTTGTCATCCACGATAAACATGATTGCGCAGATGTCTAGGATCACGATATACGATTTCGGCGAAAGGATGCGGGGGATCGTCCCGTTGGCGTACAATCCCCTGTCCTATCTAGATTTGGGCAGGGTAGAGTTCCTAAGTGACCGGTTATCAAGCGAGGTCACCGGGAAGGACGTGAGAATAAACTTAAATGAGCAGCCCGGGATCGTGAAGGCGTTCACGGCGATAAGCAACGCCTTGCTAAGGCCGGAGGTCTTTGAGAAGGCTTTCGACAGGGCGGGATAAATAAAAAACTATCAATAATGAAAGATGTAGAATTATTCAGGGATTCTTTCCAGAATTTTAAAACATATCAAATACCAAAGGCACAGCTTATAATAGCAGATGTGCCTTACAATCTTGGGAAAAACGCTTATGCTAGCAATCCGTCATGGTACAAGGATGGAGACAACAAAAATGGAGAAAGTGAGCTTGCGGGAAAGAAATTCTTCAATTCAGAAAACGAGTTTAGACCGGCCGAGTTTATGCATTTTTGTAGCGACATGTTAATGAAAGAACCTAAAAAGCAAGGTTGTTCTCCCTGCATGATATTGTTCTGTGAGTACGAGCAACAATTCATGTTTATCGAATTAGCTAGGAAATACGGGCTTATGAAATATATCCCGCTCGTTTTCCGGAAGAATTTCTCGGCGCAAGTATTGAAAGCAAATATGAAAGTAGTTGGGAATTGTGAATACGGTCTCTTGTTGTACCGGGAGAAGCTGCCTAAATTCAACAATGATGGAAGGATGATTTTCAATTGTTTTGACTGGGCGGTAGACAACGATACGCCTAAGATTCATCCTACACAGAAGCCTGTGCCGCTACTTCGCAGACTGATAGAGATTTTCACCGATAAAAACGACGTTGTTATCGATCCTGTAGCAGGAAGCGGAAGCACGCTATTGGCCGCAGCTCAATGTGGAAGAAAAGCGTATGGATTTGAGATAGATAGAATTTTTTACGACAAAGCAAACAGGCTTGTTTTATCAAGAATACAAAAAACATTGTTTTGATATGAGAAATAAAGAACTAATAGCTCTTCTCCAAGAGCAAGACCCGGAAGCGGAGGTAATGATTCGCACGTCCGACGATCAATATTACTACGATTTAGTGGACGTGTTCACGGATAAGGATGGGGATGTCATAATACAGGAGGGGTAAATATGGATAATAAGGATTGCCGGAAGCCGCTTACAAGGACTTATTGCCAACGCCGAAGGCAAACAGTTGGAAAACACCTTGCGAGCATGGAGAAGGATCACCGGATCTACAAACTTATATCGCAAAAAAGATTGGAGAAACTTCCCAACTCAACCCCCTGTTCGTGGAAGAGATGATGGGTTACCCTTTGATGTGGACTACCTTGCCATTCCTTTCACAAAATGGAGACAAGAGTCAATAAAAGCCTACGGAAATGCGATAGTTCCACAAGTAGCATTTGAGATATTCAAGGCGATAGAAACATCAATTCATTCATCATAGTTGAAAGATGCATTCATCTATGATGAGCATAGATAAAAATATAATAATGGATAAACAACAGGCATTTAAATCGTATATAGATTACTTGTACTCTCCTTCTACAAACAAGAGCTATGATTACATAGGGAGATATATAAAGATAGTAAAAAGATTCCTTGACAGTGAATATCCTGTGAGCATGACTGGGTATAAGCAGTATATGAGAAAAAACGCAATTCTTGTGATTGACGATCCATTAACTAAGGAGGCTCTGTGCGACTTCTTGTGGACTATAGGGAAAAACACCTCAAGAAAAAAGAGAATAGAAACAGTCAAACCGCTGGAAAAGCTGAGTAAGATAAGTGAGAGGAATAAAAAGCTAATAAACGATTTCATATACTATCTCACACAAGAGGAAGATTATTCTTCTCATACTCTAGACACGTACGTGTTTGCTGTCAGGAAGTATTTCGAATATGCAAATGAGGTATCAGTTGACAACTATAAGCGGTTCGTCCGCTTGCTTGAGGAGGAAGGTCTTGCTCCACAAACCATAAGGTTGCGCATCACCGCCCTTGAGAGGTTCGCGAAATTCGTAAGGAAACCAATTGAGTTGAAGAGGCCTAAATTCAGCCGCAAATTGGAAACTGATAACATCCCTACCAAAGGGGAATACGAAAGACTCTTGGAATACTTGAAAGCGCAACCGAACAAGGATGGTTACTATTTCATCAGGATACTAGCGTCTACAGGTGCTCGTATATCCGAGTTCCTCCAATTTAAATGGGAGGATATACTTAATGGGGAGGTCACTCTCAAAGGGAAAGGGAATAAATACAGGCGGTTCTTTTTTAGCAAACAATTGCGAGAAGAAGTGAAAGCGTATGTAAAAGATACCGGGAAAAACGGATACATCGCCATTGGGAAATATGGTCGTATCTCGACAAGAGGTTTTGACCAAAAACTGAAAGCATGGGGAAAGAAATGCGGAATCGATAAGAAAAAGATGCACGCACATGCCTTTCGGCATTTCTTCGCGAAAATGTTTCTGGAAAAGAACAAAGACGTTATCCAGCTTGCTGATCTAATGGGACATGAGAATATAGATACTACACGAATTTATTTACAAAAGAGTTATGAGGAACAGAAAAAAGAATTTAATAGAAGCGTTACATGGTAGTTTCATGTTCTTGGACAATTTGCCTGAACTCATAGACAAGGAAACTATATATGACGAAACCGGGCACGTTGATTTGGAATTTATGACAGCCATCCTTCAATGGATGTCGCGCATGGCTGACATATCGGTAAAAGTACAGACGTCACTAAATAGGTTATTGGGTTGCGAAGAACTTGCCGACCGGAAAGCGAAGAAAGCCGACAATGGAAGCAAATGGAACGTAGAGGAAATACTAAGACACTGTACGCTCGAAGACAACGTACTGAAGCTTCCTTCCGTCCAATTCAACAAGAAATCCTATTTGGAGGCAAAGAAATGGATAGAAGAGGCTGGGGGGACATGGGCCGGCGGGAAAGTGCAAGGATTTACTTTCCCGTTTGACGCGACTCGTGTATTCTCAGTCCTTCATGAGGGTAAGCGATGTAATCTCAAACAGGACTATCAATTCTTTGAGACCCCAGAAGATGTCTCCGACTGGCTGGTCATGATCGCTGGAGGTATTGAAGAGACGGACACCGTATTGGAGCCAAGCGCAGGGCGTGGCGCTCTGGTAAAAGCTATACATCGATCGTGCCCATCTGTCATGGTAGATTGTTATGAGCTGATGCCAGAGAACAAGCAATTTCTATCCAGTATGGAAAATACCAATATTATTGGTGATGATTTCACGAAAGGCGATAACAAGAAGTACACAAAGATTATAGCGAACCCTCCGTTCAGTGGAAACCAAGACATTAAGCATGTACGCATGATGTTTGATTTGCTTGAGAATGGCGGCACGCTTGCAGCCATAACAAGCGCCCATTGGGAATTTGCAAGCGAAACCGTTTGTATCGATTTCCGTCAATGGCTGAAAGATTTGAATGCAAATGTATATGTAATCAATGATGGAGAATTTAAAGAAAGTGGCACATCTATAGAAACACGAGCGATCGTAATAAAAAAAACTCAAAATAAATAACACATGAAGGAAGAAGATATCGAAAAAGCAGCGGCAAAATACTCAGGGAAAGCATTAGGATATAATGGGGCGCCTGTAATCGCTATGCACGAAGCGTTTAGGGATGGAGCTAACTGGCGTATAAACTCTGCATGGAATGAGGGAAAAGTATTCCCCGCCAAAGGGAATATCATATTGATCGAGTTTGAGAGTGGAGCTATACTTATCGGCGGACCATGCATGAGTGAAAAGGGCTATAACGATCTGTGTGGAAAGATGCCCGTAAAGAGATGGGCATATATAGATGACTTATTACCAAAGAATGAAATATCTATGATGAGAGTAAATATAACAACATGAACGATTTGGACTTTTGCAGAGGCGTATGGTACGCCATACAAATGCTCGTTGTCGAGCTAAGGGCACCATCTATGGCCGCTAATATAGCTAGGGAGGCCAATTTTTCCAAGGATAAATGCTTGGAGCTCCAGCGTGACAGCGGGGTTTACGATGAAGAGATGAAGGATTTTATTAATGAGGAAATAAAATAACAGTCATGAGAAATAAAGAACTAATAGCTCTACTCCAAGAGCAAGACCCGGAAGCGGAGATAATGATCCGCACGTCCGACGATCAATATTACTACGATTTAGTGGACGTGTTCACGGATAAGGATGGGGATGTCATAATACAGGAGGGGTAAATGTGGCTAAAGAATACGCTATAGACGAAACGTTCCGTCAAGGGAAGGTTAATCTAAAGGTTTGCGAGGGTCTTTGCATTGACTGCTATTTCTTTAGCAGACCTAAAGAAGAATGTGGGAATATGGCTTGTTTGAATTTCCAAAGAGAAGATAATCAAGATGTAATATTCTTAGAAGTGAAGGAGAATAAATATGAGTAGACTAGAGATACTAAAATCCTCTCTTAAAAAGAAAGAGGATAAATTCAACAAAAAGATCAACGACCACTTCAGGGATGTAGCCTCCGCTAACGGGCAACCTCTTAACGATAAGAGGAACGGCCCGGCCACCATGCGAAGATGGGACAGGCAGAACAACGCTATATCCAATCTCCAAAAGGAGATAGACAAAACCAAGTCGGCCATAGAGCGAGAGGAAGGTAAGCTCATAGGCATGGCCCGTAATAAGGAGCTAATGCCAAAGGAGATCACAGATCTTATCGATAATGGCATATTGATACAATGGGGTAAATATCCGCATATATTGTTTGTTGACGGCGTGGATAAGGCACGGATAATCTGGGATAACAAGAAGAAGATGGTCATGCACAAGTTTGCGGACTCATTAAAAGACAAAGAGCAAAGAAAAATATTCGCCCGGGTGTATAATTCGCTTCATGAGGCGATCAACAAGAAGGAGGATAAAGAATGAAGAATAAGATCGAATGCTTGATAACCTCCATATTGATAGTTCTTTCTTTCGTGTTCATCACATGGGCTATAGGGCTTATCATCCCAAGGTACTGGATTACGATTGCCTTTTTGGTTTACGGTATATATCTCATCTATGGCATTCTCAACCCAAAGAAAAAATACTACTTCGCTTCGTATTGGCTTCCTAGGGGAGATAGAGGACGGATATTCATCGCATGCGATGAGTTTAAAGTCCGGGAGATGGAAGAGATTATAGCCAAGGATAAAGGAGTTGAAAATGCGGTCATTGACTATTACAGACAGATTTCCAAGGAGGAATATAAAATTCAAAAAGATAAATAAATATGAGCAAGATTGATATGAGACAGACAGTAGAAGAAGCGGCAAAGGATTACGCCATAAGAAAAACGAGTTTTCGCAAGAATGTTCTCAAAGAAGTGGATGCGGATGACTATGTGCTTCGCAAAGATAATTGTCGTGAGGACTTCAAAGCAGGTGCCGAATGGCAGGCAAAGCAATCACCGTGGGTAAGCGTGAAGGAACGTCTACCGGAAAATCAAGACATAGTCTTGGTTAGAGGTGAGTACGGGGGCAAAGCCACCGCTTATCTACATGGCAAGGATAGTGGCTTTATCATTTACGGGGAGGACGCTTATAAGGTATTCGGGGAGGTTACCCATTGGTGCCATATTCCCGATCTTGGGGAATAGTATTAACCGAGCCTTCACGGGAAGGCTCATAATTAAAAAACAACGAATCATGAGCAAATATACATCAAAACAAATTGCCGAATCTGACGATCTGTTTGAGAAACAAATACGGAAAGTCAGAAAGTTTTATTTGAGTCGTAATCCCGATAAAATGATGATGCTTGAAGAAAGAAAAGCCGTTATCAAAGAACGGAATAAAGGTCTTTCCCCGGAATATGACAAGGAGTATTATTGTGGAACCTGTGGAGCAAAAGACGGTGCGGAGCATCCTAAAACCGGATATTGCTTTCACTGTGATACTGATAACTGGATTTCAAAGAATAACTAACAGCTAAGAATATAAAGTATGAAGAACGAATATTTCAACATGATATGCCAGAAGGCTCCCGAAGGGAAAATGATAATAATGGCCGTTGTTCCGGATAACCTTCTGGGTGAAGGATTGCCTCCCATTTTTGAAGTTCAGGCGGTAAAGCCGGTTCCAACAATTTACACCGGGACCTATCCTACAATCAAGGTTATCTCTGAGACAATCAAAGATAGATCGGATTTGCAAGGTGAAGGTATTAATGGTATAGTCTCCGGAGAAAATTGGTATAATGTATCAAAAGAGGATAAGAATACTTACGGAATTAACATCTAAGAAAATATGAATGATTATAAAGATAAATATGGATATTCAAATCGGAGGAAAATAGAAGTTCCCCAAAGAGAGTTTACCATTCGAGGACATAAGGTGTCTGACATTAAGAGAGAAGATATTGAAAATTTCTGTAAAGCAAGAGCTATTCCACCTGAATGGTTGGTGAGTGAGCTTATCAAAGAAATTGATTAACGTAAAACTAATAAAAACTGAATCATGTTGCAAAGCAAAATAGATAAGGCCATTGAAACCCTACAGAAGTATGAAAAACTTGCTTTGAAATACTCTCCAAGCGGTTTTCATGTGGCTTTTTTCGGAGGCAAAGACTCACAGGTAATCTATGAGCTTTGCCGGATGGCTGGAGTGAAGTTCAATGCCTATTTCTACAAAACGTCTGTAGACCCGATGGAAGTACTTCGGTTTATCCGGTCAAACTATCCCGATGTGACTTGGCTGTATCCGGAAAAAACGATGTTTCAGCTTATTCTTAAAAAGAAGATGTTACCCCTCCGGAATCGTCGATACTGTTGTGAAGTAATCAAAGAACGAAGAGGATTGAATGAACTTGTAGTAATCGGTATAAGGAAAGAAGAAAGCGCACGCCGGGCAAAACGTAAAGAGTTTACTTCCGATTGCAAGCTGGGATGCGATAAACCTTTACTTTCTATCATTCTCGACTGGACAACTTCGGAAGTTTTCGAGTTTCTGAAAATGAGAAATATTCCCGTTTGTCCTCTTTACAAAATCATGGATAGAATAGGTTGTATTGGTTGCCCTATGAATAGTAAAGGCCAACGTTCAGAATTTCGAATGTATCCACTACACCGTCGAGCATATATCAATACAATAGAAAAGCTACGGACTTTATACGGAAAGTACTTAGAGTTCGACTCTGCCGAAGATGCCTTTAATTGGTGGTGTTCCGGAGTAAGCAAAGCCATCTATTTGGCTAATAAAAAACAATTAGAAATTCAATTTTAAGAAGATATGAACATGAAAAAGAAAAAAGTTACAATGCTAGCGATTGAACATTCAAAAAAGGTGTGTGATCCACAGCCAGAATCAATAGACCGGATGGATGTCAGAAGGTTGGTTATGGATGCTTATAGGATCGGTTATAATAAGGCTCATTCCGAGCATGTAAAGTGTATGAGCGATATTGTAAATATGAACTTGTCTGATATAGATTTTCCCGTGTTTACTCATACCAAAGAATTTAGAAATCACTTCGACTTCATAATGATGAAAATTAAGGAACACTTTAACGGAGAAAGATCCGCTATTGTCGATAAAAATACTTGATGAGCCAATCAAATCGAGGAATAAGTAAACTATAATATGTCATGAAGTTAGGCAAGCAAACAATAGTGTTCTTGGCCGTAAACGAGAATGGTGACGAGGTTATCCTTGATAACTTCCCCGTGCAGCAAGGAGAGATATGGACGGACGAGAGATCGGCACATGACGATGAATATTTTTCCGTCGAGGATCACAACTCGGCGATCGTACTTCCAAAAGGCAGTATTTATAAATTAACAGGTAAATACTTAACGTGGGAAGACGACCCCATATCTCTTAAATCCGTCATTGAGACAGATTCATCATAACAGGCACATCAAGTGTCTAATCCGAGCCATCACCTCGTAAAAGTTGACAGGCTCGAAATCTAAGGAATCCGTGAGGCGGTCTATCTCCCGTCTTGCGGATTCCTTCTTTGCGTGTCCTTTATTTTTGGTTTTCTTAGTCATCCATGGCACACATATAAATCCAGACCTTGCCTTCCGGAGCGTCATCATCCATGAAGTAGAAATTAATAGCATCCTCGATGATCTTTTTCTCGGCGTCCGGGCCGAACCATTCCGTGAACTTCACTTCTTTGTCGTGCCACGCTGAATTTAGCGCAACGTAAACATCCCAAATATTAGCGTTGCCCGGTACGCTCATGCCTTTAGCGACGGCGGTTACTTGCTGGATGTTCCAGTGCTCACCCTTATCCTCCCCCGACTTGCCTTTATGGTGCATTGCCGCCACGTCCATCTTAGCGAAATGCTCATTATAATGAGGACCGCAAAAAACCTCATGTATATCACGTATGGCCTCGTCATACGTGTCGGGATCTTTCTCTTTTAGACACTCCATAGCCTCGTCCAGCTCGCATATGGCCTCCCACATCTTTTTCTCGGATACCATCCCTTTCGAATGATAGTCCTTCATCAATTCCTTGTATCTCATACCCTGTCATTTATTTTATTCTGTGAATATTGATTTCAGTTCCAGAAAATCCGCTTCCGTTATACGGATAGCGTTAGTGTCACCAAGGATAAAATTCATGAGTCCGTTATCTGGAAGCTCTATCAAGATGGATCCTTCCCCGATCGTGCCTTTCAAGAAACCTTGCTCGAACTTGTAAGGTTTCATGCTCTTGAATACGTTCATAGCGTCATCGAATAACTCTTCCTTATCGTAATTGCCGTTCTCGTCGGCCACGAACAACATGAATCCCTCCACCTTCTCCGTGATCTCCTTGTCCTTTTGTACAATGATGTTATGGACACCCCTTTTCAGATACTTGCCAAGGGGCTTGAATGCCGTGTTACCGGAGACGAAAGAGTCAACCCTTTCCTCCGCCCATATCTCAACCGAGTTAATTAGCCTGCTTTTTAGCTCTAGAGCTTGTTGCTTTAGTTCCATATGACTCTTTCTTTAATTGTTCCACTTCCTCTCTCAAGGTATTGATAGCATACCCTTGTCTCTTGACCTTATCGATCAATTCGATAAGCATACCTTCCTCACGTGTCATTTCTTACCTCCTTTTCCGCTATTCTTCAATTTAAGGAAGTCGGCGTATGGCATATCGGCGTATTTGGCCGTGTACTCAGCGAACAACGCCATGTTCTTGTTAACCTCCTCTGAGGCCGATTTCTTTATCTTCTTGGCCATTCCCAACAATTCCTCCAAGGCGGCCTTGCCATCCTTGCTCTCCTCCACCAACGGACGCATGACGCGCATGTATTCACGGTTAAGGATAGCCATTACCTTCTGGTAGGACTGTTGATACTCCGGATTGTTATTGACCATTTCGAACTCGCTATCCGACATCTCGCTAACGAGCTTATCTATCTCGTCCCACACCGGATTACGGCTTTGGGCCTGTTGCGCAGAAGGGTTAAGCATACGTTGCTTCTGAATCTCCATCTGTTGCTGCGCTTGCTGGAGACGCTGAATGTTTGCTTCTATCTCGCTTATATTCGGATTATAAGGGTTGCTACCTAATACAGGGTCACTCCCCCCTAAAAAAACATTTGTCTGCATGATAATACTGTTAGTGGTTAAAAAAAGGAAAGCGGCAAGCGCCCCCTAGGGAGCACAAGCCACTAACTTTACCTTAAGCCGTAGGTGCCGGAGCGGATGCCGGGCATGAGCACGGATTGTAGCTAGGATAGCCTGTTACCGTAGGGGTATTTGGCAATACCAATTCTCCCGTGATCATACGGCTGGTTCTACGATCGGTGTAATTGACACTAGCCGTGAACGCCTTCTCGATCTCGCATTGAAGCAACTTGTCTTGGTAAGGACGAATCGCCGAACCTACAGCCACCTGACACCTCAATTCATCGATCTGAGCCTTCAAGACATCGAACTGGTCTCTTTGGTTCTTGTATAGACCAAAATCAGCGTCTACCTGTGACTTGTACAATCCGAAATCAGCGTCTACCTGTGACTTCCACAAGGCGAATTTCTCGGCGATATCCGTCTGGCGGTGATCGTAATCGGCTTGCATACCTGAGACTTTCAATCCCCACATTGCGTTTGTAAGCGATAACGCCTCCTCACAGCCCTTTTCCCAAGCCATGAACGCAGTCGGAGCGCCTACACCGGAACCACCACCGCCTCCTGTGGTCGTGTTGATGTTAACGTTTTCCGGCATACCGGCTCCCCAGCCACCGCCGAACAAGCCGCCACGGTTACGTGACACCGCCCAAGCTCCAAGAGCCGTACCAATGATACCCAATGTCAAGCCGGCGTTACCCACGCCCTTGCTTGCGTAATCCTTGTGCTCATCCTCATGGACGATCTCTTTCTCTTTAATGATTTTCTCTGCTTCCATATGTGAAGTTTTTTATGGTCATATCCGGGTTATCCCGGACACCACAAAAATCCAGAGAAGTGCCTTGCTAAATAAATATCTCCTTGCTAGCTTGTTGCGAGGTTGTTGCTAGTTCTTTGCGGAAGGGGATAAGACAAAAAAAGCGCCGCCAATTTGTGTTGACGACGCTTATTGTTGTTGTTTAAACCTTTCAAACCAAAGGCATATACAACGCTTAATTTTTATGGTTGGTTACTTTTTATTTCTACCGGTTCCACCTGTTTCCAATACATGCATTGTAGCGTGGTTGGACTAGATATATATTTTTTTCTATCTGAGTATTTATCAAAACTATTCCTTTCTAGGAATTCATTATACTCCTTAGCTATTTTTGGATTTTTCATATCATTCTCTTTTATATAGCATGAAATAATTTTATATGGTAGACAGGAACTCTGACAATGAATCCATGTCCGAAAATTCTTTAACCTCACTGTCCTCATGCATATTCCTCGGTTTATTTCTATTACCTTTTACTATTTTCATCATCAGATCTATAGAGTCGTTCTCATTCTCCATAGAGACCCTCACTTTATCCAAGGCCAAAGCCTCTATTGTATTGCATAACTCATCCGCAAATGATCGAGACATAAAGTATACATCCTTAAAATCTATACGTACACATGGGCTATTCAAATCCTTAGCCCTCATATAGATTTTTTTAGCTTCTGTCCTAGAACGAAGCTCTCCCCTTATCAATTCTGATATCACAATTGTCTTTTCCATGATCTTCATTCTAAATATTCATAAAAATTAAACATCCTTTCCTCTTTATATGGTATCCTTAATGCCACTATAGTTCCATCCCATTTTATATAATCAGGAAGTCCTATATATGATGTCTCTTCCTCTGACATAAGATGAAACGCTTGCCCAGACAGCAAAAAATATGTTCCTCCAAGTCCCTTAGACAACATTCTCTTGCAAGTACTTATACCATAACCACGATTCTCGGTATCTGGTAAATTTTTAGTCGATATACCCTTTCCAGCGCTTTTTAAAGCCTCCACATCGTTAGTTATACCTCCCTTGCCAGACTTAACATAACTACCCAGTATACTTATACCATTATCCGCTATGCAAATGTCTATATAACTCTTTGACGGATAATACTGAGCAAATATATAACCAAATTCACTCTCTGAATGTTCAGATATATTGTCAATCGTCTCAGTCAGCATATAAGATAAAGCCTTTCTCAACTCTCCTTCAATATTTAATTGCCTTATCATTATATTCTCTGCTACAGACAGTATATCGTTTTTTATGCTATCCTTGCTTTTACATCCCGGGAACTTTATTATAGGAATATATTTTTTCATAGAAAAATATTCCATATAATTATGAAAATCACTAACACTGTCAGCTACTACACCTCCTTCAAAATGAATAGAGTCCAGATAGCTTTTAACACTGTCCGATATATTCTTGCAAACCACATTCTTACCGCACTTATCTCTATAAAGCATAAGAGGCAATAAGAAAAATGGAGTCACAAATGCCGTATATTGGAAGTTCCATATGAAATCATCATCATCGGAATTCTCCATTTTCAGGATTATCCTGAATAGATGATTGAAGGCTTCTCCTATCCTAATATCATTTACCGCATGTGGCATATATATTTCCATAATGAAACTTTTCGTATACAACAAAGCCTCTGCCAAGGCTGGTTACTTGACGAGGCTACAAAATCACCTTTTACGCCGCAAAGGTCGCACAAAATTTTGTTATATGAAAATTTTTTCATAGACAAATCACATGCCTTACAACATAACGCACCCTCAGACCGTACCGGATAGCTCCTCTTTGACGCTCTCCACCGTCCTTCTCAGATAGTAACTCCTCCTTATCCTGTCCGGATACAAGTTCCGCATCCGGTTCACGGCTTGCCTCGTCATTCCCGTCAGATCGGATATGATATTGTCGCTCAACTTGCGATCGGCCAGTATGGTTATAGCCACTCCCCTAGCGTCAACGTTCCTCTCCTTGTTGTTGCTAAACATCATTACCGGATCGGTCCCGCACTCCTTGCAGACTGCCTCTATCACTTTTTTGTAAAAAATTTCCACCTTATTCATAAACTTTTTATTTCGTGGTTTGTTTTACTATTAAGCCGGGCAAAAAAAAATGCACGGCAGAAAGACATATAAGAATCTTCCCGTCGTGCGTGGCATGAAAAAATAATCAAACTTCCGATCCGATTATTTAGGGAAGATTCTTTTTCTTTATCCTCCCTTTCCGGTTCGTTCTCACGAAGTCACCATCAAACTAATATTAAATTAACCATGAACAAAAAAACGTCAACCCTTGTTATTCATATGACGAATTATTATTACTAGTTAATAGGGGCTTCCCGGACGTGAGTCATGGAGGCCTCACCAAATCCTGCAGAATCCACCCAATCCAACGTAAGGTGATAGTCCATGTTTCCCGATCCCATAACCGGCAATAACACCTATTCCCCATCTACGGGGGGTGATCGTCTTGGTTATATACTCAGTCCTTCTATAAACCTCGATGTAATCAAGATTAGGCTTATAGCCGGATATTGACAGCCGGTAATCATCCGTCTTGTACTCCTTTTGAGTTATCGGCACCGGGACATATATAGGTTCCTTAATCGTGTCACCGTCTAATGTAATGTAGACAGGAAAAGGCTCTGGTATCGTCCGCACCAATGTCTCGTAAACAGGATACGGGATACTGTCATGGATCGTGTCGGTTATTAATACGGTATCAGATTTAGACACGACTTTATCAGTCACATCCCCCCGGATATGGTAGCCAGCCGTGAAACTGGCTACCAAGCACACTAGTATTAATATGATATGCCACGGTTTCATTTTGCGATTTCCTCAATACGGATGCGCTCAATAAGGATTTGCCTATAAGCTTCCATCGCTCCGAATTGTGCACGTAGCAATACTTGCTTTTGCGTTGACAATCCTTTGAACATATCCGTACCAAAAAACTTACCTAGCTTTTCTTGCTTATCGGATAATTCGGACAATTCTATTTGGAGACGATCCGTAAACGTCTCACAGACCTTATAAGCCTTCTCGAATGGCCCTGCTGGACTCCATGACTCGTAACCGTCTTGATACTTCACATGATAGCCAGCATTTGACTTCTCGCTTTCGTTAGGTACTCTTCCCGCTTTAAGCAATCCTTTCTCAAAAGCTTCGCCCATTGTCATAGGTTCTGCTTCAATCTGTTTTGTTCCAATATATTTTTTCATCTTATTTTACGCTTACCTCTACAGCGTTAGGTCTTATATTTTTAAAGTAGATTCCATCCTGCAATAACGTCCGACATTTCAGCCTCTCTCCCATTCTCAACCTTGCTCATCCCGGCCACGATCCGGATCATCTGCTCACGATCGTTGATGTTGATAGGATCATCAGCCGGGATACCGGCGTAATCGGATACGGCCTTAACGTAAGCGTCCGTATCATTCTCGTTTTCCGGCGCCCAGCGACCTATCATTTTGCGGATCGTATCCAGTCCGTAGTTCTTGCGATAATTAGATAGGATACGGAATACAGACCTGTATCCATAGGCCATCGTCTCGAACTGCTTAAACGACTTGTCCTTGCTAGGTCGTATCTCGCCTTGAAAGAGATCACTATTGATCCGAATGTTTCCGGGGTTGCAGTTTCGCAACCCTCTAGGTAATTTTTTCTCTGCCATTGTTATTTGATTTTATTCGTATATTTGTGACGCTTTGTTAACCTTGCTATCCTCCCTTGCGAAAGACAGGAAGCTAAAATTTATCCGGCTCCCCTATCCTTTTGGATCTGGGGAGCCTTTTTTATTCTTTGTCTTGTTATACTCATCCAAGAAATTGACCTTACTAATGAATTTTACGGCGGCAACCCAATACAAGAAGGCTATCACCTTGTTATCCGGGAATACCCTGCCCATGTTCTTTAAGACATTGGTTCCGTAAAACCATATCATCGCCCACGTGATCCAAGACACGAAAGCCTTGGCGTTATCCTCCGATATATCCATCATCACGCCTATCCAGAACGAGATGATTATGATCAGGAAATAGACTAACATGTACACCCAGCTACGGATGAACTTGCTCTTCCGGAAATCCCCGTGATCCGCAGCCAACCCCCAGAACGTATCGATGAAAGCCAGCGACAGGATCACCACCAAGAAGTTCTCGATCGGCGACACGAAGTCCATCGCCGTGACAACGGCGGCTATGGCGATGGACTTGGCCCAATTTGCGAGGTCTGATATGTAGGAGAGGTAGCGGTACATATTTTGTATTTAATATATTTTTTCGAGAAACAGCAATCATGGTGCGATGTTAGCCCATTCCATTTAATCGCATTTCAGATAAGAGTAAATTATTTCCAACCGGGAAGCCTCGATATCGTTAGCGTCAAGCAATTTCTCCAGATTCGGATTGTCCAGTTTCTCCATCTCGACATCCTCGCTCTCCTCCAGTATCTTCTCGACAAAATCATTGACCTCCTTGTTGTATCCTTCTATGATCGAGGACGCGTCCCTCAGCTCATCTCCAGACATCACGGGCTTACCGCCCGTGTTCACGGAATCATTATGGCCACGAACCTTTTTCATCAGCTCGTCAAAGCCTTCTGGCTTAAACTTCTCAATGGCATCCTTTATATCAGCCTCGTATGTCTCCGATATGGGGCGCAATTTTCTAAGGTTGTTCAACACCGTCATCTTCGAGGATGACACCATGCCGGTCAGCTTGCATCCGTTCAACACCTTGTACAATTCAATGGCTTCTTTCTTTTTCATGATCTATTTTTTATATTATAATTCAACTTGTAAGCCCGGTCGCATCAAAATAACACGACCGGAAAAATAATTAATTCATCACTACCGATACTTGGTTCTCGACAGCGTCGATGTATTTCAAGACCTCACCGCCTACTTGCAGAACGGTAAATGTGCTATCATTTACATTGACGCTCAATCCCCCAAATCTGGTGTAGTTATAGCTTCCGATATAACCGGCCTGCTTGTTATAAACCTGTCCGTTCGCCTCAGACACCTTGTTCTCGCTCGTTATCGTAACACGGCTCTCCTTGATATCAAGAGTTTCTCCAGTACCATTGATAATTTTTGTTACGCTCTCTGTCTTTACTTCTTGTAATGTCATAATCTTTAGTTTTTAAAATGTTTATTCATAAAAAAATGTTACAACTATATGCGTTCCTTGTGAGTTATACATCCTATTCTGGTCAAAATAAAAAGACTCCGTATCCCCGACATGATATACAGATAACATAGGAGGTCTTTCTGTAGGCTTAAAAGCAGATGTTACGTTTATAGTCTCCAATATGGAATTATCAGCGTTGCTTACTTTCTCATATCTTAGTCTAACGAGTCTTCTGTTATCAGCGCTTATACCACCTAGACCTGTGTATGTACCGTTGACATGATTTTCATTTATGACATTGGTTAAACGGAAAGCATGCGCAAAGTTTTCTATATACACATCAGCTATATATGCTGGAGAAGCATCCGCGACAGTAATAGATAACTCTCCGAATACAGGCAATACCCCAAGCATATTAAAATCAACCGTTGGCGTGCCTATACCAGCGGCAGTACCTAAGGCCATTTTAATAGTATATTTTTTAGTATATGTGCTTGTAGTATTTATCATCAATGGAATTTTTCCCATACTCATGAGCGAATTACGGGTTATCGCCTTAACTTCTGATCTAGAATATATAGAACTCCCATCATATACAAAAAGTTGGCACCCATTTACCCCACTAATCTTAGACCAGTCATAATCGCCAAGATTGGCTTTGAGTTCTATATCTGTGTTTATAGGCAACGTACCGTGCCGTACAAACGTCTTTTTTATATTTGGCATTATCGGGATTGAAGCATCGGTATTGTGCCCCCTGAAGCCCCCAAGACTAAAAATATATTTATTAGAAGAATCTCTTTTTAGCTCAAAGCGTACAGGCTTAGATGGGCTATCAACCAATTTCCACTGGCCCGGGGAATTATTGCACCATATATTCCAATACGGGTAAGAAGAAGGTAAACCTTCAGAATCAATGATATTTCTTCCATGGACTTGTGTGTAGCCATTTTCTACTATCTCAAAAGCATACCCGCCTTTACCACCAGATTTTGCCTTGGCACATAGTGTACCAAGATCAGTGCTTGGGCAATTTATTGCATTTCGCACTAACATTATTGATATATCGTTATTTGGTAATGTAGCCATATCTTATGCAGCTTTTAAATTGTTCAACTCTTCTCTTAACTCTTTCACCTCTTCCTCAAGGTCCGCTATGCGCTTGTCCTTGTCGGTCATCCATGACTTTGTGGAGCGAACAAATCTATCCACATCTATCATATTACGATACAACTCCTTGATACCTTGAATAGCGATAGGCCCTATCTGACCATAGTATATTCCAAGATAATCACCGTCATTGCTGACAATCTCGGGGAATTCGTTATTAACCTGCTGTGCAGATAAACCTATAGATACGGTTTTATCCGGATCATACTTCAATGTATATCGGAATACGTCTAGTCTCATTATCCTGTCAAGTACATCTCTAACTGTAGAGATCCGAGTTTTAAGCCTCATATCCGAGTTTTTTACATAATCCCCAGATCCATTTATGTAACTGACAATCGTGTCCCATTTTTTGAAGCAAAAAGTATTGTTTGACGTATTGACACAAATACGCCAATAAACGCTTGTGCTTTGGTATAGCTCTAGTGTTGGGTAACCGCTGTTTCGAATACTTAATATATTTGTTATATTCCCCCCATTGAACGAAGGCCCCGCAGGTCCTTGTGGCCCTGTCGCTCCTGTTGCCCCTTTAGGCCCTTGTGGCCCAGTCGCTCCTGTTGCTCCTTTAGGCCCAGGCACTCCTTGCGGCCCCCGGATATTCCTCGTGGTCGGAGTAGTCGTTGACGTGCTGTTAATCCAGCTAAGGTTACCACTAGTATCAACCGATGGGTACCAGTATTTAAATGGAGCTGGAGCGTTCCCTGTGGCGTAAGCGACTACATCACCATTCATGCGTAAGTTTTTAGTACCTATCATATCACCAGATGAGTTCATATAGAATTCTGCATCAGTTCCATTTGCAGTTCTGTCTTTATCAAACATAAAGAACCCAAACCGATGACCTGTATCTGTACCTTGTAAGGCCCCAAGGTTAAACACACGACCAGTGTATGATTTCCATCGATACAATGGGAAATAAGTCGATGTTGAGCTATCGGCGGAATCTACCATTATAGAACCATCTGTTTTGCCCATTAACCACCTTCCATTTACACCAGATAAATACAGTCGTTTCCACCTAGCTGAACTTGCACCTAGATTATAAGCGTTGTTAATAATAGGGTACACATGGTAACTCTTGATATTCGTCTTTATAGTAAATGCATCGTTAGTCCAGTATCCTATTTCTGATCCTACAGCATCTCCAGCCCCGGTTCCAGCATAGAAACTATATCCTGATGTACCTCTATATCCGAATAATATAATATTAGCATCATAGGCGTTTATATTAAGCTGACCACTTTCTAATGAAGTTAATAAATATATGCCATTTCTGTATATAGTAAAAGTGTTGTTAGTCGAATAGATATTGCCGACATTTTCCAAGCTACCGGAAATGTCGGCCGTTCCATTGAACGATCTTCCCCAAATGGTTCGGGCTGTTTGGAGTTTCGCCGCACTTGAGGCGTTTCCGATTAATGATCCTTCAAAAATAGATGCTGTTATATGGGAATCTTTAGCATAATTCCCATCATTATTAGAACTTGACAGTGCCATTGGCTCTACATAGTATTCATAACCAGCTACAGTACTTCCAGCATTAGTTCTAGCATAGTAAGTATTTATACTTTTTATTCCAGCACTGCAATATATTCTATAAGTAGCTGTTCCCCCTCTTAGCCAAAATACGATAATGGATTTTTCATTCTCCCGAACTTCTACTTTTTTCAACAATTTTGCATATCCTTGTGAATTACATAATGTGATAAAAAAGCTACTATTACCATCCCAAGCACCTATCCTGCCAATACCTACATAATTCATGCTACTAGTTTTATTACTATGGTTGCCAGCCCAATTAGGGTTTGATGTTGAACCTAACGATTTACCTATACCTACTGTATATGGGACTCCATTGGTAGTGACTGCAACTTCTAAAACTACAGGATAGAATGTGTTATAATCATTTGTTACTGTTATTTCCCTAGACCTAGCAGTACTAGTATGATACCAATCAATTGTTGTATTATATAAATTACTCCTATGATACCCATCTACCATATCAGCATTAAGGTTATTGCATAATGTGGTAGAAACCACATCAATAGGTTTAGTTCCAGTGGCTACCTTGGAGATATAACGGCCTGTGTTGTACAGAAACATATTAGGGTCGCTACCCTCTAAAATGCCTTCCTTGCTTATAGCGATCCCATATCCAGCTAAAAACGTATCATAATACTCATGTCTTAATATCACGTTTTGTGTTGCGTCTTGTGAGGACGTGAATTTTATACCTGCTGCCTTGCTTTTTGCATCACTAACAGTTGATTTAAGTGTCAATTGACTGTTTATTGTATTAGAAGCTATAGTTAACGCCCCAGTCATCGTATCCCCTGCTTTCTTCACATACTTACTGTCTAGTGTAGCAGCATAATTAGCAGTGGTCAACGCCGTTAAATCCTTGGCAAACGTTATTATCTTCTTGTCAGAGCTGAGCGTGGCGTTTGTAAGTACATTACCACTTCCTGTAACCGATATGCCTCCGATCGTTCCCGTGCCGCTTATGGAGATCGTGCCGTCAGCGGATATCGAGATACCCGAGCCGATCTTCACCGCCCCAAGCGAGTTTGTGCTGGCTATAGGAAGGACTATGTCTCCGGAACCAGTGGCGTAAGCGACTACATCACCATTCATGCGTAAGTTTTTAGTACCTATCATATCACCAGATGAGTTCATATAGAATTCTGCATCAGTTCCATTTGCAGTTCTGTCTTTATCAAACATAAAGAACCCAAACCGATGACCTGTATCTGTACCTTGTAAGGCCCCAAGGTTAAACACACGACCAGTGTATGATTTCCATCGATACAATGGGAAATAAGTCGATGTTGAGCTATCGGCGGAATCTACCATTATAGAACCATCTGTTTTGCCCATTAACCACCTTCCATTTACACCAGATAAATACAGTCGTTTCCACCTAGCTGAACTTGCACCTAGATTATAAGCGTTGTTAATAATAGGGTACACATGGTAACTCTTGATATTCGTCTTTATAGTAAATGCATCGTTAGTCCAGTATCCTATTTCTGATCCTACAGCATCTCCAGCCCCGGTTCCAGCATAGAAACTATATCCTGATGTACCTCTATATCCGAATAATATAATATTAGCATCATAGGCGTTTATATTAAGCTGACCACTTTCTAATGAAGTTAATAAATATATGCCATTTCTGTATATAGTAAAAGTGTTGTTAGTCGAATAGATATTGCCGACATTTTCCAAGCTACCGGAAATGTCGGCCGTTCCATTGAACGATCTTCCCCAAATGGTTCGGGCTGTTTGGAGTTTCGCCGCACTTGAGGCGTTTCCGATTAATGATCCTTCAAAAATAGATGCTGTTATATGGGAATCTTTAGCATAATTCCCATCATTATTAGAACTTGACAGTGCCATTGGCTCTACATAGTATTCATAACCAGCTACAGTACTTCCAGCATTAGTTCTAGCATAGTAAGTATTTATACTTTTTATTCCAGCACTGCAATATATTCTATAAGTAGCTGTTCCCCCTCTTAGCCAAAATACGATAATGGATTTTTCATTCTCCCGAACTTCTACTTTTTTCAACAATTTTGCATATCCTTGTGAATTACATAATGTGATAAAAAAGCTACTATTACCATCCCAAGCACCTATCCTGCCAATACCTACATAATTCATGCTACTAGTTTTATTACTATGGTTGCCAGCCCAATTAGGGTTTGATGTTGAACCTAACGATTTACCTATACCTACTGTATATGGGACTCCATTGGTAGTGACTGCAACTTCTAAAACTACAGGATAGAATGTGTTATAATCATTTGTTACTGTTATTTCCCTAGACCTAGCAGTACTAGTATGATACCAATCAATTGTTGTATTATATAAATTACTCCTATGATACCCATCTACCATATCAGCATTAAGGTTATTGCATAATGTGGTAGAAACCACATCAATAGGTTTAGTTCCAGTGGCTACCTTGGAGATATAACGGCCTGTGTTGTACAGAAACATATTAGGGTCGCTACCCTCTAAAATGCCTTCCTTGCTTATAGCGATCCCATATCCAGCTAAAAACGTATCATAATACTCATGTCTTAATATCACGTTTTGTGTTGCGTCTTGTGAGGACGTGAATTTTATACCTGCTGCCTTGCTTTTTGCATCACTAACAGTTGATTTAAGTGTCAATTGACTGTTTATTGTATTAGAAGCTATAGTTAACGCCCCAGTCATCGTATCCCCTGCTTTCTTCACATACTTACTGTCTAGTGTAGCAGCATAATTAGCAGTGGTCAACGCCGTTAAATCCTTGGCAAACGTTATTATCTTCTTGTCAGAGCTGAGCGTGGCGTTTGTAAGTACATTACCACTTCCTGTAACCGATATGCCTCCGATCGTTCCCGTGCCGCTTATGGAGATCGTGCCGTCAGCGGATATCGAGATACCCGAGCCGATCTTCACCGCCCCAAGCGAGTTTGTGCTGGCTATAGGAAGGACTATGTCTCCGGAACCAGTGGCGTAAGCGACTACATCGCCACTCGCCTTTACATTACCTTCAAAAATAGAATTTTTCGCTTTCACTCTAAATTCTTTTATGGCTTCGGCGCTCATTCCGCTTATATTGACACTGTATAGTGAATTACTACCGCCTTTGCCATATTGAAACCATAATACCTTGTTTGATGCTTCAACAAACCTAAAAGACGAATCGTAATCCGTGTTATATGCTCTTATATAATTATATTCAGAACCACTATTTGTTGCTTGCAAGTGGATTAAATCTTGATTCCCTTTTATATCTAGTTTTGCTGATGGATTATTTGTCCCGATTCCGACATTGCCATTAGCCGAGATTCGCATTCTCTCGGTATAGTTAGACGAAGTTCTAAAATAGATTTCGTTGCTATTTATATAGGTATTATATCCTTTAGCGGCTGTATCATAACCTATATGCAGGTTATTAGTGTTGCTTAAATGAAGGACATTTAAATTGTTTCCGCTGGTGTCCTTCATAACGATCTTACGATCAAAGTTCATATAGATATCGCCTACATCTGTCATATTACCGGATACGTTCTGTGTCCCGTTGAAAGACTGCCCCCAAATGGTTCGGGCCGTCATTAGCTTCGTGGCGCTTGAGGCGTTTCCGACAAATGCCCCTGAATATCTCCACTTATTATTCTCCGTGCCGAACAATTGCAAATTTCCACTAAGACTATTGAACTGCCCACTACAATACTTAGGTAATAGTGTTGTCGCATCATACCCATCGCTACTATATAATGATAGCACAAACCATCCATTGGAATTAGGAGTTGCTATTCCTTGCAGCGTTATACTCCCACGATTGGCGTAACTCTTAATAGCCCATTTACATATAGCTTTCAAATAATCCTCAGTGGGATGCCCAGCGCTTTCATAATCACTTCTTAGCAATCCTTGGGAAATCAAAGTGCTCCATGATGGGAAATTAAGGTACAGAGCCACTTGATTATTTGCAAACCCAGCGTGATATCCATCTACCATATCAGCGTCCAATCCAGAGCCGGAGCCATCATTATCCTTATGCCAGAACGTGAGTCCCTTGGTAAAGGCTATAATCTTATTATCGTTCGTCAACTCGACATCCGTAAGGGCGTTCCCGGTTCCTGTTTTCGTTATGCCGGACACGCTACCACCGATATCACCCGCCACGCTCAGCGTTCCATCTGTAGCTATATTAAGACCGCTCCCAACCTTGACCATGCCTAACGCCCCGGTACCGGCTATAGGGCTTACGATATCATAATTACCGGTAGCGTAGGCAACGATATCACCGGTAGCCAGAACGTTGTCATTAGCGTCAATCTTGACATAATGGCTAGCGTCCTTATAATTGAGATACAGGTTGGACAGCACAGCGTTCGTGCCTGTCATCCCGTTAATCGAGTTCCCGCCCGAGAAACGGACCCATTGCGCCGATTTATCCTTGGCCACGTCAAACGTCTTGTCGCTGTTAAGGTGTATGAGGCTGTTGATGCTCGGCACGCCTGTCATCGCCCCGGTAGCTATGCCGTTGGAATTTAGCTTCTGCCCCCACCACGTAGCGGCGTATAGCTTGTCGCCTTCCAGTACCGTTCCCTTGGTGTTTCCGAACTTCACGGCGAACTGGTTCTGCGTGTCCTCCGTGTTAGGTTGGTTCAATAATTGCAAGCCCGCTCCAGCGTAATAGATCTTACCCTTGCCGCCGATCATACCCTCATTGATACGCAAGGTACCATCTTTGTCTATGACAAGTGCGCTATCACCACCGGACGGAAGCTTTATCGCTCCCAATACCCCGTTGCCGGCGATGGGAAGGACAATGTCGTGATCCGAGGCGGCGTAAGCGACAACGTCCCCTACCGATTTGGCGGGGTAGTCCGTGAGGATGTACCACTTATCCTCCGGAAGGGGATTGCCGTCGCTGTCTATCGTAACCAATTTCCAATATTGCGCAACATTCGTCCCTGAAGATTGGAAGGATTGCTTCACAGGACCTCCGGGAATAGCATCTAGTGCCCTTCCAGTACGTGGAAGGGCAGTCTTTCTTATCTTACTATGACGTACATTCATTACCATATCTATATATGTACCGATATGGTGTAATACATCAGTCGTATGGTATATCGCTTAACTTGGCGGTATCATCGGAATATCCTACAGCAGAAATATTTACGCTGCCTTTATTGAAATCAATAGTGCATCCTGCCACAATATATTCTCCTGATAAGACAGGATAATATGTTATGTAAGATAACATTGGGTTACCAGCTATCTTGGAGGTAACGGAGAATCTCTCGTTCTTTTGGCTGAAATTCGAGTGGATTGTGCACATAAGCAGACGCTCCAATATATCCGTCTGATTAGATCGAGTGAAAGAGGTTTGTAAAGTGTATTTGTCTCCTTCTTTTTTTAATATGTTTCCTTTTCCTATCGGTATTCCGTCCTCGTTCGCTGATATACATTTTAATGTTATATCATTAAAATCGTTTGCTACCTTCTTATTTATATAACTCTTAAATTCATAATCATCAACAGAAACATCTTCCTTGTTTTCTGTTATAATCTTCATGAATATATTATTTATCAAAATGTTTTTAACCAAACTATCATCTAAAAGGCCATCGGTGCCCAAGCCTTTATCATCTTTTGGGTTAACGACTCTAGCCTTATTCGTGATCTCGAAAACAAGAAATCCATAGCTCTTATTAGTAGGCACATCCAATCCATCGCCAGCAGATGGGATGGTCTCTATATTAAATCGTGTAGGCATTGGATCGTATATATTTGCGTTACCTACCCACGTGTCCAATACGCTTCCAGTTATCGATGATTCTTGACTTATCCATAACAGGCATTTACCTTGCTCTATCACCCCATTTGACACATCAACCCAAAATGATCCGTTATCATTGATAAGATCAAGGTATCTCAACGGTTTACCGGAACTATCTGTCATATAAAGATTGCAATACAATTTCATTGTTCCGCTGTTTGGATTGTCTTTGACTCCACTATCCTCATTAAATGGATTTTCTCTCGTATTAACGTATGCCTGTAATATAAGATTTATAAAACATAAAGTATCCGAACCTAAAATATAATTAGGATATCTAATCCTATAAATAGGATATATATTAGAAGGATTTGGATCATAGTCTAATAAAGCACCCTCTATATCTGATTCATAATCTCTCTTGTATATGGCGAACTTCCCAGAAAGATTTTCAACACCAACACATTTTGAATAATAATACAATTTAAAGTCACGTCCTAGATAGCTATCAATAAGATCACTTAATGAGTTTTCTGAAACATCTATATCCACCATGCTGTTATCTCCATACAGCGAGCTAGTGATCTTAACATTGTTAATCATTTCTTCAAATCCATAATCGCCGTTTTTTGACATTAACCCTACGTCTAATATATTCCCATAAAAAAAATCAACGTTTTCGTTTGCCTCGAATGCATATGTCTTAAAATCATATCTTTTCATTGGTAAACCTCGTTTCACGGTATTATAGTCATAAATATATACATTCCCGTTTTTTTGTACCATCATCAATCCAAATGGCTGAAAGATCGACTCCAATATTTCCCTGCAACTCATTGATACTCCATCCTCGTCATAAAAGTTGGAAGACATGATAAATGATTTATGCAAAGCGGTTTCCTGATCGCTCATCGTGACACCTTCTAAAATAGTGTCACATCCTATATACAGCTTAGAGAATGGGAGCCCAAGATTGTCTAGGCATCTATTTATATGCGTTATCATAGATGCTATGTCATCATATTTATTCCCCTTATCATCCGTATATTTTATCCGTTCTAAGATATTGAAATCAGCAGCCGTGAACTCTACAGGGTATGGATGAAAAGAAGATAAGGTCTCGTTGTACAACTCTGAATCAAGCCAACCGTGCCAAAAGATCTTATTATTCCTATATAGGGAGACCATATATCCCTGCATATCATCAGTATGTAGATCTTTAAACTGAAAATTAGTCTCGCTCACTAGTTCAATAGTGGCCTGAGCTCCTTGTATCGGAGTTAACTTATTAGTATCTTGATATTGAAGTAAGAATGGAGTACCCGTTGTTTTTACGAGCTGATCTATCTGCTCGTTTTTAGATAATATATCTATCCTATTCAAGGCCCCATCTATGCCTTTAAACTCATTGTGATATTTCCTATTCATCTCCCTCTCCTTAATTTTCTATTCGTATTATCCAGTAATATTTTCATCTGCTCCCCTGACACTACTACCTCGCCAGTGACACGTACATCTTTCCCATTAACTCCTCCTTTACTGTTTAATATATCGAACAAACGTCCTTGCTGAGATCTATTCAAGATCATTTCTCCTGAATTGACCATCGCCGGAACACGATCCCCCGAGTACAGGTTACCGGGGACTATACCGCCATTAGCGAATTTAGGGACATTGGCCATCGCCGCTATTACCGAGGCTACAGCTGTACCGGCCATTACCCACCCGACCACGGGGATGGAGGAAACTGATGCCGCCGCCCCTGTAGCGGCGACAGATGCATTCTTAGTAGCAAGAGCTGATAATTGAGGCAAGGCTTGTCCTACAGCTTGTATGATATTAGACGCATAGCTTAACCATGATGCGGCTCCCTCATTTGTTAACTGAGAAACAGAGGACATCATACTACCGATTGCTCCTAATGAATCAGCATATTCATAATTTGACTTGATAGCGTCACTGGATATGCCTTTAACCGATATATAGCCAGACTTAATATCCTCAGTCGCATTACGGCCTTTTGCTGACACGCCGAATTTATCCCCCTCCATCGGTTTCAACCGTCCAAGCGTAGCTTCCAGCTCTATGTTATATTTTTCTTTATTGATCTTCTCTATAGCCGCGCGGATTCCTTGCCTTACAGCCTCGTCCGTTTCCGTGTTAAGTTTTTTCGTTAGGCTTGATATCTGGGCGTTAAGATAATCTATGGAGCCTTCAGGTAAGGGTTCCATCTCTATCTTTAATTTCTCATCCTTCAACTTTTCTATGGCAATACGGATTCCTTGCCTCGTGGCCTCGTCCGTTGCGGATTTTAATTTCTTTGATAAATCTGATATCTGGGTCTCGATATAATCTATTGAGCCTTTAGCGGCTACATCTGACACGGCAATAGGTTTCCCTTTATCAGTTTTATCTTTTAGAGTCGTATTATTCAAAAATTCTTTTATTTTCGCATCTGCTTTTTCTCTTACACTCAATTCCTCTTGTATATATTTTATCCTCTCCTTGGTATCATGGATGGATTGGAGAATATCTCCTCTCTCTTTTCGGTTATAATAACCGGGCATTCCTGCCAACTCCTTTCGTCTCTTCTCTAGATCTCCCAAGGACATAGTTAAGGATGACAAATCGCTTTTGAGAACATCTATCTTATAGGCTTCTGTCTCATCATATTCTATAGCGGTTAATTCTATAGAACGTTGCTTTGATAGCCCCCCGCTTATGTTTGCATCATAAGCTCCTTTTATTTTATCAATTATTTTATTTGCCTTATCACCAATGACCTTTTCTTGTATCTCATCTTGTGTTTTCGCTAAATCAGTAAGATTCTGTATCAATGAGGCTACTCCTTGGGCGGCGGTAGACAAAAAACCATTTGATTTGTTCATGGTTAGAATAAACCCTTCCCATGCGGATGATACCGCATTTAAAGATCCCTCCAAATTTGCGTTATTAATCCGTTGTTGCTCTAAAGCCGTGTTTGTCCCAGTTATGGCATCGATATACCCTTTGTATTGATCTTTTGCGTTAACCAGAGCTAAAGCCGCCGTAACGCTCTCTCTTCCGAACATTTTAGTCATTTGAGTAGCATCTAGATTTTTGCTTGCCAGATTGTCTAAAGCCTTGGATAAACCAACCACAGAAGGTCTAAGATTATTATCAGAGCTTCCTTCCAATATCAAGAATATATTACGCAAATTCGTCCCAGCCTCACTAGCTTCCGTTATCTTAGGGGCGATAGTCTCAATAGCGGCTACAAGCTCATTGTATTTAACACCTACGGAATTAGCGGCACCTCCGGATTTCTCTATAGCCTTGGATAAATATTGTATATCAGCCGATCCCGCTTGCGATGCGGCCGCCAATATATTAATATATTCACCTGCCACATTAGCACTCTCACCCATTTGGTTTATAGATCCAGATAAAGCTTTTGCCGCAGATGGGACATCCATACCCGCAGCTTCGGCTAAGATAATGGCTTGTTTCGTGACCTCGTTAAGCGCCTCTCTATTTTTCAATAATTCAGGCTGCTGTGAACCTATCAATTTGTAAGCCTCAACTACTTGCGATGCTGTTTGTGTAGATGTAGATCCTAAATCAATAGCAGCTTTCTTGAAATACTCCATATCCTTAGCCCCAAGTCCGGTTAAAGATCTAAGACCTGACAATGATTTCTCGAACTCCATGCTTTTCTTGGTAACGTCCATAAGCGCAAATGAGATGCCGCCAAGAGTGGCAAAACCTTTTGTCATGCTAACGATTGACCCTCCAACTGACTCTGTCACCTTCTTGAAATCAGAGACCTGTTTTCTTGTCTTATTTATAGACCTGTCAAACTCATTATTCTTGAACAGGATTCTTACGAATAGATCCGCCGCCATTATTCTTCAATTTTACAAATTCATTTAACATATAGCTCAATCTCTCACGCTCTTCCTCTGGCATCTCCATGCTGTCATTCTCATCCCAAGGGAAGGGCATCATATCCTTTATATCTATACGTTTGCTGCTATTTACTTGGGCTATCGTATAAACCAATTGGCGGGTTTGATTCCAACTCTCTATGTACTTCTTATGGATACCTTCCATACAAGCGTCAATCTCATATGGTTCCATATCATCAAGCACATAGGCCGGATCAAGCCCGCCAACAAAAACCAAGGCTTGGAATATATCCTTACCGCTTATTCTTTTTTTTTATCTTCATTATCAGTGTTATCCGTATTTTCCAATATCTCCTTCCTCTTGTTGTACTCTACGGACCATTTCAAAAAATCGATATATATAGACTCGTCATCGCACAATATGTCGGTAAAAGCCTCCAAGTCCATAGTGAAACCCTTATTGTACGCTAACAATACAGAATAAAAGAACACGATATTCTCAAACGTCAACATGTCATCGCCGATATTCTTTCCCATGATCTTCTCGTAAATCATTCGGACGCGAAGATTATATCCAAGGCGATACTCCTTATCTTTTATAGTGATCTTATCTTCCATCATGATCAAGATCTCTTGAGCAACGGGCCTTTGCCCTTAAATGTAGCGGAATAAGTAGCCTTGTCGTTATGGGCGGCATTGGCCGTGATAGAGGTGATACATACGTCTCCCTCATATCCTCCGGACCCAATAGTCCATCCTGCGGAAGGTTTGCCCGTCTTAGATCCTGCCTCGGCAGTGACAGCGAATGCCACATGAAGCACTTCTCCCGATAAAAAAGCGTCAACCAGACTATCATAGTCTGCCTCAATCATCATCGAGTCCGCTTGAATATCCCAGCTGATTTGCCCAAGCTCGGTATCGCCATATTCTCCAGTATCCTTGTTGGAGATATCAAGCTCCTCCCTTGATAAGTTCATTGTATGCGTAGTAGCAGCGCCAAGTGCCACATAATTCTCTGAAACCTTTTTGAAGAGCATCAAATCCCTTCCTCTTACTACTTTATTTTCCATGTTAATTATCAATTACAATATTAAACGTAAGAGCCTGTATATACGCCTCGTCTTGAAAATCCTCAACGGCGTTGGCAAGCTTTATATCGGAGATATCAAAACCATCCAAGTTCATTGGATAGTCTGGCATCTCATCCACTATAGCGGAAGCAATGTCCAGCGATTGAGAGTAGCTAGAACCGACGATAATAATATCCACGCTGATCATTCCATAACGATAAGACACATCTTTGTCCGATTCCAAGACTACCCCACTTCTTTTGTACGTAACAAAAGGAAAAGGCGTTTTCTGCTCGGCAACGACCGGATATATACGGCCTTTCAACCTGTCATTGATACTCATATCAGCTAACAGTCTTTTAATCAAAGCTCCTATCTCTAACGCTCTCATTTCTTTCTTCCTATCCTTATTACAGCCCTCATCACTCTTTTCTCCATATCGTCAAGCACCTTTGACTCTTCCGAGTCTTGCGCTTTCCTGAAATACCTTCGTCCCGTGATAATGCCACGATTCGCGGGTTTCCCCGACCTAGTTAAATATAATCTAGCGCCTTTTCTTTTAACGCCGGTGACCCGATGCCCTTTGGTAAATCTCCGTTTGGTACCAAGCTCAAAAAACTTGGCTCTAAAATCCCCTAGAATATCAACAACGGCATCTTTGGTTTTCTTATTAACGTTAAGCCTTACCAATGGTAATCTCTTGGTTGATCCGTTACGGTCTTTATAGACATTGAAAGCCTTGAAAGCCGTTCCGGAACCAAAGTTCTGGATAGTCCTTCTCCTTATGATCTGCCCGCCGGATCGAACGGCGGAAATCATAGCCTTATCCATTTCCTTCCCGGTAAGCCTGTCCACCATCCGGTTATATTCCGATATATCAACCTTGACCTTACTCATTGATTCTCTCTCCCGTGATGGTTATACAATTCTTGGATCTCTCCGGATTGATATCGAGTATCCTGTACCTTATCCCATCATGAACAATAACCATGTCATAATCGACCTTATGATACAGGCGTATCTCGATCCTTACCGTATAGGTATTGACGATCTCATTGGCCTCTATCGCCCTGTTGCCTCTAATGTGGGAAACACGGGCATAGGTAGAGAAACAATCCTCATAAATTACCTCAGAGGCAGAATACTCAGTCTCGGACTTTACAGGCAACTGGAATGTGATCTTATCTCTCATCAACCCCGCTCTCATGATCCTTTGGATTATAATACCTTACATAAGGGAACAATAAGCTATCTACCATCATGGGCACCTTGCTAGAGGAAACGAAAGCTATTGGCTCCCTATTCTCGTAATAGTGAGCCACGACAAGCTTGGCGGCATGTTTGACCGGAAGAGGTATAATACCGTCCGGAAAAACATCCGTCAATGAGTCGAATTTTAAACGATTAGCGATGTCGATCTCTGACATATCTATCAATTCCTCGATATACATATCATCATCGGTATAATCCAAATCCACTCTTAAATGCCTCTTTGCCTCCTCTAGCGTAAGTATCATGAGCCAAGTTATTTAATAGATCCAACAGCGAATGATTCTTTTCTGCGAGGCTTGGCATCAAAGAAGGCGTTGATAACTAATCGGACCTCGCCATCAGCGGCCTTCGTGTAAGGATCAACCGTGATATCCAACGCACCCCATTGACCGATAACGAAATCCGCCCAGTTGCCGAAAATGATACCTTCCTCATCCGTGCTCTCTTGCAATCCGGATGCCATGCCTGACGTAGCATATACGTTGTAACCATTAGCCATGCCATTCTGCAGGATGAATCCCTCCGCTACACTTGCGGCTCTAAGAGTACCCTTCAAGATACCCGCGCCTTTGACTGACGTGATATAAGCAAGATTATTCACTAACGCCTCATCAACGGGAACCGCAGTTTCCATAGCGATCATATTAGCGAAAGAAGCCTCTCCTGTCACCGTATAAGTTGGCGTGCCAGTAAAGAAGCCATCAGGCTTATTTGCGTTAGTAGCCTCGGCACCAAGGATCGTTTTCTGCAACTTGATAGCCACCGCGCGTGCCAAGTCATTACTAAGCATAGTGTCAGTAGATAGCGTATCTTGCGCAAGGAACTGCTTAGAGATATCAATATAGGCTGTTAAGCGCTTAGGAGCCAGCTCTACCTTTGTGAACGTGCCCTTCCCGTTCTGAGCCGCCCCTGTCTCATTAGCCCAATTAACGGATGAGCCAGAATACGCAGGAATACCTATATTACCTTTCAGTCCCGTTAAAAAAGTAGCCCCAGCCTTTACCATGACCAAACTATCACGGATCGGCTGCAAGATGCCAAGCAAATCCTCTGATATAAGTTCCTTGCCATCACCTGTGACTTGAGCGGAAATAAAATTGCCCCTATATTCCATCGGAATCAACAAGCTTCCTTGATCCACCGGTAAGCTAGCCTCGGTCATAGCCCTACGTCCGGCATCGATCAACCCCTCCACCTCGTCACAAGTCTCGCCAGTGATCTTTGAGCGGATAGCCTTAGCCAACAATCCTCCCCTAGAATGTTGGGTGTTAGCCACCGGACGTTGTTTATTCCTAGCCTCGGCCAATTTGATCTCAAACTCGCAATCGGCGATATCCGTAACGATCTCGGCCAATCTTTTTTCCTCATTCTCATCTGCCTTCCGGCCCTCGGCCTTCATCTTATCGAAAATGCCTTGTTTTTCAGTGTTGAGCAATCCGATCTTGTCTCGAAGCTCCACGATAGTAAGTTGTTTCTTTGACATATTAAAATCTGTTTTTAAGATTGTTATAATAAATTTCTAAATCCTCCTTTTCCCTCTTTTCCCGTTCCTCTTTTTCCTTGTTTTGCCTATCCTCTAAATCCTTACGCTCCTTATCACGAATGCTTTCGATAGACCGTAAGGCCACCTCGGTATCCTCATAAGCCGGATAATACACCGGGCTCACATCATACAGCTTGTCTATCTGGACGATCGTGCGGATATACTTACCGTTTTCGCCTTTCTCCCAATTATCCTTAGATACCGTGAAGGCGAAAGATGACTCAGCGATATCCCCTCTCTTCAGAGCCTCTACCAGCTCATCACCCAAGGCCGTATCCGGAGCTTCAAAAGAATATTTAAGTCCTTTGGCATCAACCTCCAACTTCAATGATCCCTCACCCATTCTCCAGCGAGCCAATACACCCCTTCTCTCGTCATGGTTCATCAAGCACAAGACATCGCTCCTCTCCAATACGCCGTCCAAGGCCGTAGGCGCTATCCGTTCTATGAGATCCCCACCCCACATAGGTTGACTATCCGTATTAAAAAGCAAAGCGTATCCCTCCACATGTCTGGATTCCTCTTCTATGGAAGCCCGGTATGATATTCCTCTTATTTCCTTATTATTTGTCATGCTCATAGATATTTTATTATATACCGAAACGATGTAATACAGCGATCAAGACCGCTATTTCCCTGCATCAAACTTCTTGTTAGCCACAAACTCCAATGGAACCACAGCGTTATTAACTAGCGGTTGATCCCCGTTCTTTACTTTGGGCATGTCCATCATACGGCGAGCCTCATTAGGTGTCATACCTCCCATCTCATACATTGTTTTCATAAACGTCGCTTGTGCCGCCTTGTCGGCTCTCAACAAGTTGCTCGTGTCAAATTTTACCTCAACATAGGATCTCTCAGATGGACGGAATACCTTTCGTTTCATCTCAAGCTCTATATTCTCCAAGAGTGGGGCCAGCGTATCCGTAAGGAATGCCAATTGCGTAGCCTCCACCGTGCTATAGCTGGATTTAGATAGGTCGAACGCCTTGACAGGGGAAACCCCGAAGAAACGGCATATGTCTATCACGTTGAATTGCCTTGTCTCCAACATCTGTGCATCGGACGGATTTATTGATACTGACTGATAATGACTATTCGCCTCTAATACGCCAATCCCCCCATTGGAGACCATATCGCTCCAAGCTTTCTTTATCTCATCCTTCTGTCCATCACGGAGCTTAGTATCAAAGGACAATATTCCCATAACTCCACCACCCTCGCTAAAGAATTGTTTAGCGTAATCCTCCGCGCTGCTCGATATGCCAAGCGTATTGCGTGCGTGCGTTAATGTGGATACGCCGGTTATACCGTCATAACTAAAATTCAAGACATGGATCATATCGGAAGGCTCAACAAGAGACTTGAATCCCGTCACTTGGTATCTCATCCTAGGGATACCATCAACCGTAATATAGACTACGCTAACCAGCCCGGAAGGTATATATTGAAGGGATAACGCATTACCGTAATCATCCCTGTCAACGTAGGCGTATCCGTTGCCATTAAGCAACACGGAGCTTACCAACGTTTTAAGGAACGTGAATCTTGTCATATCCGGGTTAGGGAACTCCCGGAGAAGGTCGTAAGCGGGATGCCTAACATAGGGGCTTTTATATCCCTCATTATCTTTTTTGAAAGTGTCTAAAGGAAGTTGCGCCACACTCTCGCTAATGACATTGACGCATCTATATACGGCGGCAAGTGTCATAGCCGGTTTCCTGCTTGACCCACCGCCAAAGCGTTGCACGTTAACGAAGGATTCAACGGGTTCCTTTTTCTGTGAGCGCCTTATATTTATATCCAAACCCAAAAATCTCATACACGATGTCTTTACCTTAAACCGAAATCGTGTAATACATCAGAGAGAGTCTATATACTATTCGAGTATTGAGGTGTCATTAAGCAAACCCCCATAGCCTCTATCATGGAGATAACCCCGTCTATCTTCTTATCCCTATATTCCTTAGAGGGTTTCGTATTCCCGTTATGATCCAATTTCATAACAACATTCCTAAAACAGAAGCGAGTTATCGGATTATTGTCTATTACCACATTGCCGGACAATATTACACGCTCCATCTCTTTTGTTGGACGGTTGAAATTTCCTATGGACTGGCTTACCGGCTCCATTGGAAGCCCTTTATCCGTAGCGTTTATCACGAACTGCGTGGCGTTCCAAGAGTCATATCCTACTTTTACTATATACAACCTCTTGTCTACCGATAGAATATCGTCCAGTATATAATCGTAATCAACAACGTTACCGGGGGTAAGTTTCAAAAAACCAAGCCTCACCCACTCACTGTATTGCTCCTTGTTCTTTTTTGTCTCCAATGCTTCTTCTGGAAGATAATATAACGTCTTGAAATAAAGCTTGCCATCCTTTGGTATCATGAACGATACGCAAGTCAAGTCCGATGTGGATGAGAGGTCTATACCGGCAAAACAGTCATCATTCGTGGTAAAATCAGCCAGATCCACCTTCCTTGAGCATGCCAATATATAATCATCCGGAATCCATACGTCCGAACTATCGCACCACATGTTGAGATTTTTAGTCTTTACGTTGACCTCATCCGATGGTGTATTCATAGCCTTCCTTACCTCTTTTCTTAGGTAAGATGACTTGACTGTCACGTCCATATTTGGGTTGCTTTTTATCCAATTCGCCTCATCTTTCCAATCATCCTTCTCGTCAAGCGAATATATGGCCATGAAAAAAGAATCATCCTCTTTTAAACCGTTCAATATTTCCGTTGCGGTAGTCCTCAACTCATAACAAGGCCCTAACTTATCAAATCCGGCTGTTGTTATGATTATTTCCAAAGGATTGTCCCGTGTCCCTTGTCCAGACTCCAGCACGGCTTTCAGGCTATTGCTTTTTGCCGCATGATATTCGTCTAGTATGAAGGTGGAGGGATTTGGTCCATCCAATTTCGTGGAATCAGCCGCTAAAACCTTCAACCAAGAGATTGTCTTGTCAAAATTAATAGTATCACGATAAACTTTCAAGTATTTTTCTTTAGGATCAAAAGCCTTCGCAAAATTAGAGCATAATGGCCATGCGGATATTTTTACCTGATCCTTCGAGTTGGCGGCGAAATAAACCTCAGCCCCATCCTCATCATCATTTATAAGGGCGTTTAGACCTATCCCCGCCGCTAACGCCGTTTTCCCGTTCTTTCTGGCCACCTCTATATAAACAGTCTGGGTGAGCCTACTTCCGTCACTCTTATTGTAAAAACCGTAGATACTTGCGATAATCCATTCTTGCCAAGGCTCCAGTACGAAAGGTTTGCCGGAATGCCGGCCTTTAAAGTGTCGAAGGTGGTGGTATAATCGTATCACTTTATCCACCTTTTCTTCCAAAAACATGTACCGATCATCGTCCATCAAGGAAAAAAAACGCTCGCAAGCTTTTTTTATATGCTTGCCAGCTATCACATTCCCTGATATCACGTCTACCGGGTATTGAATATATGCCTTATTTATTGCTGAAGAAATCATCCGCAGGCGTATCCTCCTTGCTATCTACATTGCCACGAGTCATTTTCTTGCTACGAGGGGTAAATCCATATTCCTTAGCGATATCTAGATATTGAGTCCAACTCTCCCGCATAATGTTAGCCTCTGGTCTCTTGACAATTTCACCCTTTAAATTCTTCATTGTTAATCCTTGCTCAGACACGACATCCACACATTCGAGATAACAGTCATAGGCGGTAGCCATTCTATGGAGCTGCGGAATATCCCCCACTGTCAATTCTCCACGATCACAAAGTTCTCTCACTATATCGCATATGACCTTTCGAGTCGCCTTATGCTTGATAGTCTTTGGCAACTGGAAGGAAATATCCTTGGATTTACTTATTATCGTATATCTAGTACCCATGTTTAACATATTTAACTATTTGGCGAATTTCAAAAAACGCCGTGCGTGTGAAGCGAATTGGGACGTGGTTTCAACACTTCCCGCCTCTAAAAAATCATAAGGGGGGGGGCTATGCCATCCTCCCGTTCCATGCATCCGGTATGATCCTCTTCAACTTATAACAATGACTCGTTTTATTAAGTGATGAAGCAAGAGGCATAATCCCCGCCTCAACCATTATTCCCTTAAACTCATCGTTGCTTATATAGCAGCCAAGCGCATCCCCAAAATAAGTCTTTAGATAATGACTTTCATATCTTTCTCCCGTTCGGCTTGGCACGCAATGTCTATGTATCAATATCACGGCATTCTCTCTTTCTGTCCTTGTCATATCATTTTGTTTTTATTGTGTATAGCCGAGTGACATTCATCACACACGCTCATCAAGTTGTCATAATCAAATGCCAGCACTTTCCTAGACTCCGGATTATCAGTGGACATGAATGATTGGATATGATGTACATCGTCTGCCATTCTCGTAATGCCATTCCTCTCGCATATCTCACACAGAGGATTGTCACGAAGCTTGGCCTCCCTCATCCTCCTCCATCGAGCCGTATTATAGATAGCCATCCTTTCTTTACGCCTCTGGCTCGTCTGATCCCGCCTCTTCGGTTTGTATATCGTTGGCATATGCTTTATTCTTATATAGATTGTGATCTTGTTTTATCTCACTCATAACATTTCTAATCCTTTTCCTTATACGATCCATTATATCTGAATCCGTTTTTAAGGTGTTGAATTTAGAGTCTTGAAGTATCAAGGTGATAGCGTTATGAAACATGTCCCCTTTATCCATGGATAAATACAACCGTCCATCATCGTTACGGAACTCACCCATCAATGTCAAATAATATCTGGCGATCAGTTCTCTCGTTCGAACACCACAATCACCTTTTCTTATCGTGTTTATCCTTGCAGCCATTGACACCCTCCACGTCTTTTAATAATACATATATCCTGCCATCTCTCTTTATATACGATGCCTTGCCTTTTTCTACCATATTTCTTATGCTCCTCTCACTGATTCCATTCGCCTTGGATATATCCGATATACGATAGTAACCATGAGATACCGGGATCTTTCTCTTTGTCGCAAGATCCCCGATATTGCACAAGTTGCCATCGGCATCATATACCTCATCCAATATCTTTGAGAGTCCCGCTTTTACGACCGCAGAGACATTAACGCCAGTAGCCTCGGCCACCTCGCACAACCTCATCCTTACATCAGGCGATACACGCAATGATATCATGTCATTTTTATTGTTCAAATGCGGAATACCCATATCATAAATATATCTGTATTAAACAATTAAAGCGGAAAATAAAATATAAGTTAAAAAATAAAGTGTATCACTTTATATTTCCACCACAGAGGCAAAGTTATTTAGAATCATTCTAAATAACAAATTATATAACACTTATTTTTAATATATTACGCAAAAACAGCACAACATTTTTCATCAATCATAATACAAGAAAAGTTTATGTGTTATTTTTGTTATAAATTTAAACAGATTTTTAAGTTATATAAAATACAAACATTAATTAACACACATCGCTATGGAATACTTATTTCTATTTGCCATTGTTATAGCCATTTTAGTTTTTTGGGGGTGGAAAGAAAAGAACAAAAAAGAACAAGAGAGTCAAATGTATGGTCCACAAGCCAATGTCTATATACCCGAGGGGTATGAATTGAAAAAAAAGAAAAATAGCAATGGATGCTTATTTTATTTAGTATTAGGACTATTTACCTTAATCGCCATTATATGGATAACAGGGAAAACAAGCAACTACAATGTGCCTAAGACATATGGGAATGATGACGCTGATCGAATAGAAGCTTATAATCATGCCAAGAATTTTGTTAAAGACAAGTTGAAATCACCATCTTCCGCACGGTTTCCCGGAACAATGGAAAAAGATGGGCACATTGAATATATAGGAGATCAGACTTATAAAATAAACTCTTGGGTTGAAGGTCCCAATAGTTTTGGAGTGTTTATTAGGAAGCACTTTTCTTGTACTATATATTTTAAAGAAGGATCTGTCTATTGTGAAGATTTGATTTTCTTAGACTAATATTTTATGAACGAGGAACTTAAACAACTGCTTGAGTGGTTTGATAACTACGAGATAACATTTAACGAGATCCGGTTAAGCCCGTGTCAATACATATTTGACCTACGGAAATTTATATCGGTCCAAACGAACTCCGTCCGAAGAAACTGGGAAAATCCCACATTTGAATATGATATCATAAGCCTCTATCAACTTAAAAAGGTCTTGGAGGAAAAAGAGAAAGAAAATAAGGAATGACAATCATTGTATCGTGGATATTCCCTAAATTTGTATAG